CCAGTATATCCCAAAAATCCCCGCCTTCTTGTATAGCTTCTATTTCCTTTTTCCAACCTTTTAATATTTTCATTTTAAGCTCCTTTTCTTTTATATGATCTCTTCTAAGTCTTCTTGGCTCAAGTTTTCCTGTCTTCTTGTTTCCTTCTCTATCGTATTGATACTTCATCTTTAACTCCCTTCGTTTATCTTACAGGTGTATAATATCATGGTTATATAATAGTAGTCAAGTAGTATGCCATATAAATGCATTTAAATATTTGAATATAATCTTACACTTGTAAAGCTTTCTCCGTTTTAGACCACATATCCAATACAACAAGGATTGAAACACAAAAAACTTGTTTTTATAACAAAAAACTTGTTTTTATAACCAAAAACGTGTTATATTCTAACAATGATAGAAATAAAAAGTTACCCAATAGATAGTTTAATTAGCGCAGAATATAACCCTAGAAAACTTTCAGAGCAACAGCATGCAGATATATCAGACTCCTTAGCTAGGTTTGGGTTTGTTGATCCAGTCATAGTTAACATACATCCTGATAGAAAAAATATCATATGCGGAGGTCACCAAAGAGTGAAGGTTTGGAAATCTATGGGGAACACCGAGGTTCCTGTAGTAGAGGTGTCCTTACCAAGGGACAAGGAGAAAGAGCTTAATATCAGGCTAAATAAGAACTCCGGTGAATGGGATGTCGATTTATTAAAAGAGCATTTCGATAAGATAGAATTAGAGGATTGGGGGTTTACTGCATCCGAGCTAGACGAACTATTTATGGAAGTAGTAGAAGAGATACCTGCCGATGATGATGTTCCAGAAGGTGTTGATCCTAGAACAAAACGTGGTGATATATATGAACTAGGAGAGCATAGACTTTTGTGTGGCGATAGCACCATGATAGACGATGTCGAGAAACTTATGGACGGGAATAAGGCTGATATGGTTTTTACAGATCCTCCATGGAATGTAAACTATGATGCAGTAGAAAAAGGTAATGCCATGGGATATAGGCATAGAACTATCATGAACGATTCAATGTCAACCGAGGATTTTAAAGATTTTATGGATGGAGCTTTTTCTATGATGGCATTATCTTCAAAGCCAGGCTGTATGACATATGTTGTTATGTCAGCCCAGGAATGGGGAAATATGATGTTGTCTTTAACTGAGCATAGTTATCATTGGAGCTCAACTATAATATGGAATAAGTCACATCTTGTTATGTCTAGAAAAGACTATCATACAAAATATGAGCCTATATGGTATGGATGGCTAGAAGGAGCTTCAAGGCTGTGTCCGCTAGAAGATAGAAAACAATCAGATGTTTGGGACATAGATAGACCCACTAAATCAGAGCTTCATCCAACAACTAAACCGATAGAGCTTGTTATTAAAGCTGTTTTTAATTCTTCTAATAAAGGAGATATAGTCCTTGACCTATTCTTGGGAAGCGGTTCGACTCTTATTGCTGCAGAAAAAATAAACCGTATCTGCTATGGCATGGAGCTTGATACAGCATACTGCGATATTATCGTGCAACGTTATATTAACTACTGCAGAGAAAATAATAAAAAGATTATTGTTAAACGGAACGGTGAAGACATATCAGGAGAATATAAATGAAAAACGAACATTTTTTATATGCAATAATTGTTGTCGCTGTTGTCGTTTTTGTACTAAAAAAGCTCGATAACTTATTAAAAGAGTATGATTGGAGTGATTTTTATGACAGAAGAAACTAAACAAAAACATCCTGGTGGACGTAAATCTAGATATACTAGGAAATTAGCTAAAGCTTTGTGTGACCATATATCTAAAGGGCATAGTGATAAATATGCATATGAGACAGAGGGTATAGGGTACGATTCATTCTATAAATATCTGCGTGAGAAGCCAGAATTTTCGGAACTTATAAAAAAAGCTAAAGAGGATAATATAAAATCTAGGGTATCCTCCGCAAAGGATTCATTAAATAAAAAGGTTAACGGGTTCGAGTTTGAAGAGGTAACAACTGAGTCTTATAAGGACGCTAATGGTGTTATAAAACAACACGTTAAAAAGACTACAAAGATATATCCGCCTTCTGATACGGCTATAATATTTGAGTTAACAAACCTTGCTCCTGGAGAATATAAGCATAAGAACGAGACGACTTTAGTTGGAGACGATGAACGTCCTGTAGTGATAAAGATAGGTCATAAAAATGTTGGTGAATAGTAGTGGTCCAGAACAATTCGAGTTACCTCCAGTAGACGAAAGTATTAAGCAATATATAACAATAGGATGTATTGATAATGGAACTATTGCAATGCTTTGTATATCATTGGCCATGTTAAGTGTAGTAATCATAAGTAGTACGTTTATAAACTATTTAATACTACGTGGTTGCTGATTTTGTAAAGCTATTCGTTATGGAGATAACATGAATAACGCTATAACCTTAGACGTTAACCCTGACATATTCAATGATATATATTTAGAAAAAGCTATCCATAATCAGGAGAGGGTCCAGATATATTACGGTGGATCTTCTTCTGGGAAATCATACGCTCTAGTTGGACAGCGGACTGTGCTTGATATGATGGCTGGAGGTCGTAACTATATTATAACCAGAAACGTTGCTAACACTATCGCAGGTTCTGTGTGGAACGAGGTCGTCTTCTCCATAAACGAGATGGGGCTAAACGATTACTTTAGCCTTAGTCTACAGCGTAGGGAGATAATCTGTAAGATTAACGGGTTTATGATATTCTTTAGAGGTCTAGACGACGTTGAGAAGATTAAGTCTATCAGGCCTATGAAGGGAGTTATCACCGATATTGTTATGGAGGAAGCTACCGAGAACAGCTATGAGTCTTATAAGCAGTTACTGAAACGGCAGCGTGGTATTATCCCTAAAAAGTATGGACATATCAAAAAACGTGTTTCTTTATTGTTTAATCCGATACTGCGAACCCATTGGATATATAGCAAGTTTTTTAAAGGGTTCTGGACAGACACGGACCAGTATCAAGAGAAGCCAGGATTAACTATCCTAAAAACAACCTACAAAGACAACATTAGGTTCCTAACAGACGCCGACGTTTGCGATTTAGAAAACGAAGACGACCCATACTATCATGAAGTATATACGCTCGGAAACTGGGGAGTTCTCGGAGCTGTCATCTTCAAGAACTGGCGTGTAGAAGAGTTTGATGATACTGGTTTCGATAAGTTTGTTAACGGATTAGACTGGGGGTTTGCAAGAGATCCGTTGGCTACCGTTCGGACACATTTCGACAAGAACCATCGACGGATATATATTATTGATGAGATATATGAAATAGAAATGATGGACGATGAGTCTGCCGCTAAGGTTAAGAAGCTTATCGGATACGAACAGATAACCTGTGATAGTTCAGAGCCTAAGAGTGTCGCCTACTATCAAAGTTTAGGTGTATATGCCAGGGGTGCGATAAAGGGTCCAGGTAGTATCGAGTTTGGTATAAAGTGGTTGCAGGGTTGTGAGATAATCGTTCACCCAAGATGTCAGAACATGATTAACGAGCTTCAACAGTACCAATTTAAAAAAGATAAGGAAGGCAATGTAATGCCTAAGCCAATAGAAAAGTTTGATCATTTAATCGATGCGTTACGTTATGCATACGAGGATATAGCCAAATCTTTCATGTCTGAAGAGATTTATGAAGACCAGAACAACGACTATAATGACGACTATGATCCTAACGATGAAGATGAGTTTGAAGTTGACTATTTTTCATAGTTAATTTTGGACATTATACAAAACAGAGTTATCCACAGCCTAAAATAAAATAATACTGTAAATATAAACAATAATCATTAAAAGTCATTTTACATCATTTTTATTTATATTATTTATTGTTTACGCCATTCTAGGAGCAAATGCTCCGAGTTTTATTTGAGTGAAACATTTTATTTAAAAGTTCCATGCTCAGAAAAAAAAAAGCATTTGCTCCCAGACTGGCGTAAAATAATAATAATGTAAATAATATAATAGTTTCATAGCAATAATGGTCGTTAAGGTATCTTTTTGGCTGTGGATAACTTTTATTAACATTTTAAACTGTGGATAACTAATTGTGGATAACTTTATATAATTATTGGTTTGATTTTAAATATAAATTAAACTATAGTATTATTGGTGAGCTGTATTTTTTTTACTATTTTTCATAAGGTGTTGACTATTAGTATTTCGATAATATAATATAGAATGGTAAGCTTTAAAAAATTGAACGTATTAGTATTAATATTAAACCAAATTAGGGGACATAATTGAATTTATTAAATGAATTAAATCGATTCCTTCGATTAGATACTAATATTGATTTCCAACATGATGATTCATCTAACGATTCAGGAACCGTAACGAGCGGTGGTTATGTAGACCAGTTTAATAGTGATTATTCTGATGAACTTATCGGAAGAGCAGGGATGCTTAGACTTCATAAGATGGCGTTAGGAGAACCAGTTGCTGGATCTATGTTAAGGGCTATTCAGAACCCCTTAAAATCAGTCAACTGGCAACTAGGTGAGATAGATGATATTACTCCTGAAGAAGAAAAAGTGCAGGAGTTCTTACGTTGGTACTGGTTCGACAAATATTCTTCTTTTATTGATTTAATCGTTGAGATGATAAGTGTGGTTAAATATGGACACTGCGTTTTTGAGCGTATATGGGAACCAGTTAAATATGAAGGTAGTAA